TAATAAAGGAAAAGTCGCTCCATTACATACGCGCATTATTAATTAATTATTGTTATATCTTTTATGAATGACATAAATGACATAAGCATGCAGGTGACTGGTAAGTCTGCGGCTGATCTCGCTGGTAACGTGACAGAAACTGCCTTATATAAGGCCATAGATGCAAGTCCTCTAAAGGCTCTTCCGTTTGGCAGTGCTATCGCGGGTTTCGCTAAAGAGCAAGCAACTAATGTAGCTAATACAGTAAATAAAGCAGTAAGTAGAACAACAAACAAAGGTGGTTCATCAAGCAGTGGTGGTGGTGGTGCATCAGGATTTGGAGATATGAAGCCTCCTACTAAACCAGGTGGTGGTTCAGGTGCCGCAACAAGGCAGTATGATATGGTCAAGTCAAATGGATTATATTTTCCAATGGCTAGATTGGCTACTAATCCAGAACCTTATACATTTACATTAAACACTGGTATTAAAGCCCCGGTTTATTCTCCTTTATATCAAAATTCTACATTGAACAATAACGCTTCAATGAGATTTTGTGCTTTCGGTGTTAACTATACTAGTGATAACTTTTCTGTTTCTTCATTCGTGCAAACTGTAATTTACACAGTTGTTCAGAATGCCGTTCAAAGAGCAGTCAACTTTAGCGTCGGGACAACGATTACTTCATCAGGTTTAACTAATTGGATGAATGCTCTAATTAATGCCTTAAATGCTTATTTCTACGTCAAATCAATACTGGCATACAACCAGAATCCAATGAACAGAAATGATGCAATGGTTTCTCTTAGGAGTGGTATATCTTCAACAGACTTAAACAGTATGTATGAGTTAGAAAGAATACTTCTTGGTACACCAATTCCTCCTAACCTTGTAAACTTTTGCTGGTGGTTAAATGGTAATTATCAAGACGGTCAATTACCTAACAGTATGATTTGTAAAATTTATCCTAATTGCAGTATTCCAACTTATAGTAGCGCTAGTGGTGACTTCGCTCATAATATAAATTGGTCAGGTCTTATTTCAGGTTTAAACACTTATAACTATATTAGCGTCTTAATGGCTAGAGCAGTCCCTGGTTGGGTCAAAGGTGAACTACCTTCCTATCCAGATCTACCTGTCTGGGATGCAAATTGGTTAACTATCTTTGCTAACATTCCGGTTTATGGTCTAGATTCATTCAACACTTCTGGAATCATCGGTCCATCAATTGCTTCTAGTACTACTAGCTGGAATTATAATACATTTACAAATGAGCTTGATGGTGTAGCTTATGCTCTTGCTGCAGTTTATGACTCTAGTAATAGCGCTTTTCTACCTACCATGGCTTCAATAAGTAAATTTACTAACGGTGTTTCGACTACTCAATATACTAACAGACTCGTTTGGTACAGTGGTCAGTGGCAGAATGCTAATTTAAATCCTTATTATGCACCTTTATGGACATACGAAGTTACTACTGCTGTAACAGGTACTTATACTGCAGTTAACATTCCAGGTACTCAGGTCGTATTAGGAGTTAATGAATCATCAGCTACTCAGGCAGCTTTACAATTAGCCGAATGGTTATTCAGTATAGATACAATTGGTTATGTTAAAGATAATAGAGTGTACGATAACAAATACAATGTAACAATAGGTAGACCACCTCGTTACGGTAAGGGTAAAAGAAAGTAATTAATTTTCACCAATAATTATGTCACTAGATTTCACAAAATTAAATGAAGAATATTCAGTTTCAGCGCGACCTTTGAAGTTTAATTTTCTAAATAGTTTAGATATAGATAAAACTGTTATAAATAAGCTCACCCTAAATCTGAATAGAGTAGTTACTGGTACTTCTGACGTATTCTTGACCCCTCTAGGTAAAGATTATGATCCTGAGTCCCTTCTTAAGGAATTAGACGACATTCTTATTAAGGGTAAATCTCTTATATCAGATAATTTGTGGGATTTAGAACAATCCAACCGATCTAAATTTGGTCCTAGGTCAATAGCTAAACCTTGGAAAGAAAGGAAGGAAAGTCTCTACGATTACTTTAAAGATCATGGAGGCAGATCTACATTACGTTTAACACCTAAATTGAGACCAATTCTCAGACCTCTATCAGTATCTAGTGCTTCTAAGTTCCTCAAGAAGAATACTAACTCTGGTCTCCCAGATTACACTAAGAAAGGTCTTATAATTGATAATCTTGTGAACAACTTTTCTAGTTTATTAGCCAGGAAGGATCCCTGCGTGTTATTTACCAGAACACAAGAAGGTGGCAAAACTAGAAATGTTTGGGGATATCCTGCTTCAGATACTCTGAATGAAATGAGATTCTACCAGCCATTGTTGAGTTATCAAAAGAATTTAGATTGGCGTAAGGCACTTCTTGGTCCTAAAGAAGTAGATCAAGCTATCTCTTTGATGTTTAATAGTTCCAATAAAATATCAGATAGCTTTATATCAATAGATTTCTCTAGTTTTGACGCAACTATAGGGAAATACCTTCAGACTGAAGCATTCAATTATGTGAAATCTCTTTATCAACGTGAGTCGGTTGATGATCTTAATTATATTGCTGAAAGATTTAACACTATCGGCATTATAACGCCTGACGGAGTAATTTCAGGTAATCATGGTGTTCCATCTGGCGCAACATTTACTAATGAAGTGGATTCTTTAGCACAATATCTGATAGTTTACAGTTCCTCTATTAATTGTAAATATCAAATTCAGGGCGACGATGGCGCTTATCTGATCAAAGACAAGGATGTAGATAAATTATTTGACTCTTTTGCATCTTTTGGTCTGATAGTGAATAAAGATAAATCATATACATCAAAAGATTTCATCATATATCTTCAGAGATTATATGACATCAAATATCTAAAGAACGGGTTCATTGGTGGTATATATCCTTTATACAGAGCTCTAGACAGGATACTATATCAAGAGCGTTATTCAGACTTTATGGATTATTCTCTAAAAGGTAGTGACTATTATAGCTTAAGGACAATCACTATACTAGAGAATTGTAAGTATCATCCATTATTTAAAGAGTTTGTTAGGTTCATATTAAGTAAAGATAAGTTTAAGCTTAAATTTACTGCGGATAGCACTATTAAATATGAGAGGATGATTAATAGTGGCCCAGGTACCGCTGGACTTCTTAATAACCAATATGGTGATAATGTCAGAGGTATTAGATCTTTTGACACTTATAAGCTTATTAAGGAGTTGAGTTAAAACCGGAGTTTTGTT